GGGCCATAGGTTTATCATTGTAAGCGCCTCCAACGTGAATGTTGATTTTGGCTTTTGGTGTGCGTGGTTGGCACAACAAGTCCATTAGTTTACCGTGAATTTCAAGATCACGGATGGTGTTAGACACCACTTGCTCTCTAGGAGAGCAAAGTTTGTTGAATGGGCCCGGATGCGTTGTAAGACGCATACCATGCTCCTCAACAAATAGTCCACATTCAAATAAAATTTCTTCGATCTCATTGAAGTCAGGAAGGTCTTCGAGTTTGTAATCGGAAGCCCACGGAAAGATGTCGGAGGACATACGGAAAAACGTAATGTCGTTCTCCAAGTTCCATTGAAGGATTTGTCGCAGATCTTTCACATTCTGTAAGGCGAGTTCTGAAGCGTAAGGCAAACCTTTTGCTTGAAATGTTCGCTTGATCATTGAGCGGTTAGTTGTTATCTTGGGCTTTTGAGCACCAAGGGTCATGTTTATACAGGCATAGCCTAGTCGATAGTTAGTCATTGTGTCCTCCAATGTCTTTGTGTTGTGTTTATAATATAACGCGTTAGTTATTGTTTGTCAAGTATTAAAGTTTAAATTTACTTTTGATTTGCTTTTTAGGTACCCGTCTTGAGCCATTGTGGTAGATAACATAAGGGATAGTAAACAATTCTTTCAAAAATAAAGATATTGAATCTCTATAGGGGTCTTCAAGAGCCAAGTATTCATCTTGTTTCTGTTTCAATATTTCTCTAAGTTTTTTCATTGCTTTTGGATGCTTTATCACAGCATAAAATATTGGCTCTTCTGATTTGTCGACAAACAAGGTTATTAAACCATCAAAATTTAAAGTCTTCTTTCTTTGTGTAACATCGTTTTGTTTATCAAACTCGACCCTAACAGATGCGGAATACAAAGGTACACTCTTCAACATCTTTGCCGCGCCGCTTTTAATTTCTATCACTTTGTGGCTTGTGGAAGTAGCATCTGGACCTGTTATTTTGTTGTCTGTGGTGTAGTTTTTAAAATACAATTCGCCCAAGTGCTGACACCTTACTTCTCTGTGTTTGTAGTTGTGCCACAAATTAGTGTTGTACACTTTGTTCAATCTTTGCATTTCTTGAAAAACTTTTTGTATATCATTCATTTGTCCTCCAATGTCTTTGTATTATATTTATAATATAACTGGTTGGAAGATGTTTGTCAAGTTTTTTCTACCACTTTTTGCAGGACCAATAACGTGCTTTGGTCTTTGGCCCCGGATTATCGCAATTATGACGAGCACGGAATGATTTGCGCGCTTTTGGATTGTTCTTACGAATCTTCATGGTCTTTTCACCCTTGGATTTAGCGGATGATCCACCGTGGCCAAAGTTTACTTTCTTAATGTTTCCGGTCTTTGGATCTTTAACATACACCTTGAACTTCTTTACATCTCCGCGTGTTGGCTTGTTAAGAGTGACTTTGCGACCTTGATATTCCGCCTCACCAACCAAATCTGGACATTCACAGGAAGCCTCTTGAAGCATTTCGAATAGGCAACCTCCACAAACAAGACCACCTTCTTCAAGAATCGCATCTTCAAACATCTCTAAGATCGCTGCGTCTCCTTCGTATAGCATTCCTTTTCTCATATCTAATACCTCATTTTTTTTACTTTTTCTTTTTGCCTTCTTGCCCCAAGATTTACCTTTACCCTTTTCTTTACAAGCGCCGGGTGTTGGGCGACAAGCAGGATACTTTTTTCTTTTTTCACCAGAGCCACGACCGCAGGACTTGTATCCCCCTTTTCCATCTGGTGCGTTACAATCAACCCATCCTTTCTTTTTCCCTTTGGCCCCTTTGCGACCAAACCAATCACGAAGAGAGGATTCTTTACTAGATTCTGTTCCGGCTTTCTTTCTTTTCTTTCGCTTCTTCTCTTCAAGTTCTTGATTCTCTTCAGCCTTAACACAATTGCGGTAGGTTTTACCAAACATTTCTTTAGTCTTTTGGGTATCATGAGTTTTATAGCCTTTCTGGCATCTTTCATCTAGAGCGGTTTCCAACTCTTCTTTGATCATCTGATGTAGGTCTTCTTTTGTAAGTCGCATTTCTATTGTCTTCCATAGGTCTTACAAGGATCCTGACCACAACCGCAATTCTTTTTGCGTTCTTTGACGATCTCAACTTCTTTACTATCGTCTAGGATGTAATCTTTATCTTCGTGCTGACCAACGTTTGGCATTGCTTCTAGAGCCTTGATGATCTCCTTTTCCATGTCTTCTCCAAATTCTTTCAGAAATGGGTCCATACCGGCAGCACCACCTTCGTCGCGAAGAACTTTTTCAATACGCTTTGGGTCGACATGCACATAGCCTTTAGCAGCCATATCCTTGTGGGCTTGTTCTTTTTTGGCTATAAATTTTTCGCCTGTCTTTGGATCAAACATATCGTGAGTCTTGAATTCTTCGCTCAGTCCTTCACTTTTATTTCCCCAATTAGCAGCACCAACTTTACGACACTTCACAAGAGCACCAGAGCCATAAGCCGAAGGCCACACTTTATAGCGTCTTTTCACCTTGTGATAACATGCGTCTTTCTTGCCTTTTTTCTTTTTCTTTTTTCGTTTCTTTTTCTCACCCAAGACTTCGTTAAGCATTTCTTCTATGAGATTGTACAATATTTCTTTTTTCATTTGTCACCCTTCATTCGCATCATTCGTTCTTCAGCATATTTTTCTCGCATTGTCTGAAGACCATCATCAATCTTAATTAGTGCCTTCTCGAGCATTTTTTCCTGATTTTCAAGCCTTGTTATGATGTTTTCTTGATAATACCGTAATCGATCTGCTGCTCTTTCTTCATCTTCTTTTTGGTCTTTCCGCTGCTGCCAATTCATCCAAAGTAAAGATGCTGTCCACAGACCAAGTGGCCCGTATTGAGCCAGTCCTTCAATTATCGCCTCCATTCATAGTCCCTCCGAATATTGCTTTAATAATTAGGATCTGAAGAGTCTTTCTTCCGCTTTATCGAAGAATTCCTCGTCAAGTTCGCATCCGATGAAGCCACGACCCAAATTTTTGGCGGCGAGCAGCGTGGCTGCTGAGCCGGCGAATGTGTCCAATACCACGTCTGCGGGATTGCTATGCTTTTTGATCAAAGCCTCCATAAACGCCAAGGGTTTTTGAGTTGGGTGAAATCTTCCTTTCTCATGGCAAATAGGGAAGCGATACACTCCATTGTCGTATTTCGAATTAAACGTGGGTTTACTGACCTTTACGCCTAGGAGAGCGACTTCTCTAGCATTATTAAGATAATTCCTGCTGGAGTTAAGAGGTACGGGGTTTGTTTTTACCCATTCAATGAAACGGATTTGTTTAAACCCTGCTTCTTCCATGATTTGTTTTACGTCTGTAATTTTCCACAGATCACAAAAGATAATTGCCGTTCCGTGTTTCTTAAGAACGCGATAATATTCTTTTACAGAATCTCGCAAATCTTCCAGAGAAAAATTTTCGGCTTTGTCCCATTCTCCATGTTCCGTTGACACAGCAAAACGTTCGACTCCATTCTTTACACTTTTGAAACCGGATGGCTTACTAATAATGTAAGGCGGATCAGTCAATACTAAGTCTACAGATCCTTTTTCTAGTTTAGACATAAGCGAAAGAGAATCAGTGTGTTCAAAATCTTGTATCTCGCCTCGTATCATACGTAAAATCTCTTTGTATTCCTCGTCGGAGAAGAAATTAGTGCCATCAGTAAAACAGTCTGGGTTTTCGAAACCGACTTTCTTCATCTCCTCTATCCATTCAGGTCCGTGGCCATCGACAGTCATTCCATACTCCTCGTAAACAACATGATGACACACCTCATGAAGTAATACTCCAAGCATTTGTCGCTCAGATAATCCTTGATTTTTTGCTAAATGGATAGTATTAACGCCCAACTCATCATGAACAAAGTCTCCAATCATATCATCATCCATATCTTTAAGAAACACAGGTATCGATCGATACTTCTGATTCCAGTACTTTCTCATAAAATAGTCAAAAGCGTAATTCCATATATAATTCATTTGTCCTCCATTTTTATATAATGTAACTTGTTTTGTTGTGTTTGTCAAATTTTTTCTATCATATCTATGCTTACTACCAACTTCACGTCTCCGAACAGAGCGACATACCAATTCATAATTATTTTGTTATCTTTTTGGTATTTAGTCAATACTTTGTCCGACACTATTATGCCGATTTGATTTTTCATAACCCGAGGCGAGGATGATTTAAATATCACCAGATCTCCCACCTCGATGCTATTATTCATTCGAATCTAGACTCGTTAAATTTATTAACTCGCCAAACCAACAATCCAGAGCATACCCGCATTTCAACACAACAATACAGTCGTATATGTTGCGAGAATCCCAACTAGTGTCATATACCAAAGTTACGATCCCAACTTCACCAGCATTGATAGAAAGGCCCATAAACTCAATTGAGTGCCCGATCATGACTAAATCGCCAATTTCACAAACAGCATCAAACGGAAAAGGACCTAGCAATCAATAATCCCCCCAGTGACAATCACATGGATCGCAACCGCACACCTCACATTCATCACTCTGGTTGTGATTCGGCGTGAAGAGGGTATCCCATTTGTCTGGCATACATTGTAGTAGTTGAAACTTTTGTATCAGCAACTTCTTTAGAATAAACACCTGCTACTCCTTTTCCTTGTCTGTGTACTCTCATTGTGATTGCCTCTGCTTCGGGCAACCCCTTATTAAATACTTCTATTAATATCGAAGTGACCAAATTCATTGGTGTAAAATCATCATTGTAGAAAACGACCTTGTATTTTTTTGGTCTATCTAATTTTTCTCTATTTTTTACTAGAGTGTCTTTTTGTTTCTTTGGCATTATTTCTCCAACTTCTTCCTAATGTGTGGAGCAATGGGAACGGGCTCTCCGTCACCATCAATCCTGACAAAAACAACTTGACACTTACAAACTGGCTTTTGAGTTCCGTTGTAAATACTGTGTCTTCTTGCCTCAATTTCAATCGTAACAGAAGTGTTACCGATCTTTAAACAACGTCCATAAATTTTTATAAGTTGACCCGGACGCACTGGTCTTTCAAAAGTTAAAGCCGAAATGTGTTTTGTGACCATCCGGCCTGTGTCAGCAATCTGGCATGCGAATGCTGCTCCTGCTTCATCTATCCAAGCAAGCATTATGCCACCAAATAAATTTCCGTGATACCCCACTTGCTTAGCCATCACATAGTGAGTTGAAATCAACTGCATTTCTGACCATTTTGATGATGTCATTCTATCTGTTCCTTGTTGGTATCTTATGAACCTTCACTTCTTCAAAACAACACCTATCTTGTAACTTGCTTCTTAAAAGGTCGACTTGTCTTCTATAGTATTCTATTATGTTCTCACAAGCAGCAATAGAACTTAGGATTATTTTTTTTTCGTGCTCTGTCATTCTATGTGCCCTGTTCCTACGACTTCCCATTGCATGTGGGTCTCAATATAGGTATTCTTTTCTTCCCATGGGACCAGTTCTATCTTGTGCCTAATCAAATGAACTGCTACCAAAGACCAAGTTGGATAAGACAGGTATTGTCCGGGAATTGTCATCATACCAGAGTCTCCGCCGGAGCAAGCAACATAACCCAAAAGAGAAGAACCATCAGACGAATAGATAGCCAACATAACAGTGAAGGTGCTATTAGACCCATAAGGCATCCACCAAAAGGTTGCCCCTGATCTGTAGATAGGCGCAGCAAAGGCATATGAAGGATCTACATATCGCAATTCATATGGCTCAATTGAATCAAACCCGTGAAAGGATGCGAACTCCATAAATTCATAATTTTGTTCTCGAGAAACAGTATGGATTGTATCTCTGATATAAGTTGCGTCTGAGTACCAAGTGTTAAAATAGTTTCCTTGATTTGTTTTGTAAGCATGGATGGTCTGACCGTTGGCTGTCGCTTTTATTTCAGATCCAAAATCTATTAAAGAAACAACCGGCACTATTTCATTAACGTTTTGAGTACATTGACCTTGGACCGGTACATGTCTTGTGTAATTATCATAAATTTTTTCATGAAACCTCGCATCGAACTCAAGAGTGATCTCATTTGTTTCCCCCATACAGGCCGGACAGGCCACTTGTCGCAAGTGATAGTGTACATACCCTCCGATACCTTCCATAGGCTCAGAAGAGGGCTCTGTGGACGGCTGAGAGGGTTCTGTGGTGTCTGTTCTGGGAGAAGTCATTCCTGTCTCTGTAGGTGTTGGGACTTTTGAGATTGACACCTCTGTACAACTCAAAATTAATCCCATTAAAATATATCTCACGCTTCCTCCAGTTGGTACCAAAAACTATACCCTGTTACTCCGGCCCACAGAGAACAGCCTACGAATAAGCCCCAGTCGCCGTTTTTAAATGCGGCTATTGCTACTGTTACAAGAAAGGCGCAACACAAGAACGTGAACCACTTGTTGTTTAAAATATTCATTTTTTCTCCAATGTTTTAATGTTAAGCGGGTGGTGGGATTCGAACCCACGAGTCACACCCGCAATGTTTGGTGGATCCGGCGGGAGTTGAACCCGCGTCCGCAATAGTCTTAGTTTGAGTCATTCACATGCTTATCTGGTTATTTCTCCAACCAGCAAGATAGACGGCTATGAAACAACGCTTACCGTCCTGTTGCGTTGAGTTGTTTTGATTTTTACAACTGTCCTGTTGTGTTGCCTCTCTTGGATAGATGGTTCGAGGCGACCACCCGATTAAGCCGCTAGGGCTTCTTCGAAATACAAATTATTGTTTGCGTTTATAAAAATTTGAACGATTAAGGCTGATTCACGCCTGCATGCACTCTCCCCTTGATTCTACTCCGTCGAAGCCTTTTCGGACCCTAATAATTCTTTTAATTCATCGTATCGATCTCCGGTGTCTCCGGGATAAATCTCAACTACTTCTTGTCTTTTTGAGTCTTGAGTATCATTTGTAAAAAAAGCGATACTCAATCCAATTAAAATAACTAAAATAATATTTATAATTCTTAACATAATTCCTCCAATTAATTACTATGTTTTCCTAACACTGATGTTTCATTATCCATTCTCTTCAGAGCATTTCCAGCAGATCTTTTTACTTTCTTAAGAACATCTTGCTTGGACACCTTACTATATCCTTGCCCATATTCTGTAACCACTCCGTACTTTTCAAATATAACACTGGCCTCTTCTTGAGTTTTGGCTTGTTCTAGTTCCGCATCCATAAAAGACACTAAATCAATAAGAACTCTTTGTGCCAATGTCCAAGCCAAAGGTAATTTTCTAAATTTTATATTTCTCATTTCACCGGTTAAATAATCTCTTTCTTTCTGATCGATTTCGATAGTGGCAAACAACTTGCCCTCATTAGCATCAGAGGAACTTGTGTAACTGAAAAATTCCGGTCTTCCATATACATATTGGTGGAGTCGTGTGATCCCAAAACCTTTGTAAAAATCATATGCTTGATCCATTGCTTTTTTGATTTCCGGGTTCGTTTCACCTATCAAATCCAAATCTATTTCTGATGCGTAAGCGTAATAACCTTGAAGTTGGTTTTGGGCCACGGGGGCCATTGCCCACTCTCTATTGTCTTCAAGTTGGGCCGGTGCTATCATCAAAGCACCCACTTTTTGGAATTGTAACTGCTTTATCTCACTGTCACTCAGCCCCTCGTATTCATCCTTGTGGCTTTCTCTACCTTCCATTTCTTTTTCGTATTGTTGTAGCGCCTTAATATACTCTGGGTCTTGTATTTCTAGACCTGCTAACTGCTCGGGGCTGGCCTCTATTAGTTCATCCTGCTCTTTGTCAGTTAGGCCTTTAAAATAATCAGTACTCATCAGAGCATATAGTAAACCAGCAGCCGCGCCGCCAGCAAGAAATTGTCTTCTACTAATTGCCTCGTTCAAACGCCTTTCGATAACCGGAGATAAATCAGGGTCAATAAACCCCCTCCAACTTTTAACAATACTCTTCATATTATGACCTCTTATATATAATGTAACCTAATTAGTGTCACCTGTCAAGTATAAATTATATTTTTACTCCAAATAATTGTTTAATGAAACTCTTAATCACACTATCCTTACAGTTTTCATCTTCTTCACATTCATAAAACATATAAGAATATTGGTTCTTTAATGAGGAAATTTGCTTCTTTAATACATCTATCGAATCTTTTATTGACTTATTAACCATTTCATAATCCTCAATGTCAATTTCATGTTTATCCGCAACATCAAACAAGTCTCCCCAATGACCATTGTTTATACCGTTGGCTGCTTTTTTGAAATCGTCTTCAAATTCTGGAAGCCTAGGGTCATCATCACTTAATTTATCTGGATGTAGTTTTCTGGCTATTTGTTTAAAAATTTTTTTATAATCGTAATCTTTTGCTCTAATTTTTTCATCGATGCCTTTTATTTCAGATTGTTTAGATTCTTCAAAAGCCTTGGTAACCTTATCTTTGTTGTCTTTTTCTAAAGATGCTATGCTCACTTCATTCTCTTGACAAAATTTTCTATAATATTCATCAAAATCTTGGTGCGAATCTCTAAGAACCTCTTTTATATATTGTTCCTCATACTTTAGAGATTTATATTCGTTTAATAATTTTTTAAATTTAAGTTTACTCTTCATCACGATCTAAGTAGTTTTTTCCGATCGCATTATATCTCTTATTTATTAAAATTGTTTTAGTTGGCCTTTTTATTTCATTGTCGAGGTTCTCGGACATAAACAATTTGTACTGTTGCCAAGATCCTATGTTGTAAAAAGTTTCAACAGGGATTTCTTGTGCCCGTTCGGTAACAAATGGAGAAAAGACTTGTTCTAACTCAAAAAATCTCGCAGACCATCTTTCTTCAATGGGTAAAGCATCATACTCCTTATAATCAACTCCGGGGCGCCATCGTCCTGTTCCGGTCCTTATAATTTTACGGAACTCTATGAATTCTTCCTTGCCAAATGTGAAAGATGTATAATAATTATCCTTCATACATTTTCCATCAGAAGATATAAATATATTTTCCGAGGATGAAATTTTTTTCCTGTGTTCTCTCAATTGCCATGCCGGGAAGTACCCGTATGGAAAACTAACATAGTATTTGTTTGGAACAGCCCACCTAGATAATTCATCCGATATCTTGAATGCGGTTAGTGAGCCATGTAAGACACTCCAAGCAAGACAATCACGCTTATCGCGATCTTTTGGATGAACCGGAACATAATAAACGGGTATTTGTCTTTTACTTTCATCAGGAAATTTATCGAATTTACGATAAGCCCATACCGGATCACCGACGAAATCGCCAATTTTCTTTTTTACCGCCGGGGCAATATCATCATTACAAATTATCCAGATAGTATCACACCCAGCCCAAGCACACTCAACTACGGCTGATTCTATCAAAGTGTAGTCCTGAGCGATTGGCATCATGCAGTCAGGCCAAAGTTGATTAAAGTCCAATGATTGTCCCGCAACTGGGACTATACCTGCTAGGTGGAAGTATGTTGTATTATTTTCTCTAGTAACTTCCATGTGTAACCTTTGGTGGTTTCAAGACCATAAACATCGTCAAAAGAAATATCTGGTTTAAAATAAGGCTTAGTGACTCTTCTGTTGAATTCGATCACTGGTGCGGTATGTGTTGGGATTCCCTTTGAATTATATCCCGTCACCCTTCCTTTGATTCCGTTCTCTTTTAACATTCTTAATATCTTTAGTCTTGAGTATACTGATGACGTCTCCATCTCTAGCAACTCTGTCTCGTTCATGAATGACACCCCAACGAGATCTTTGACTGCGTTGTTGACTTTCTCTCTCTCGGAGGAATAGAAAATTATTTTTTTAATAAAGTTGTCTTCTGTGTCCTCGATTAGATCAGTCTGATGTAGACTCCCTGATCGCCAATCAAAATAATCATATACGTAATACCAGCCAGTTTCTGATTCATCAAATTTTGTAATCTCATCAGAATTTACTATTATTTTTTGATTATTATTGGTTATAATCTCTACAATATTTTCTTTCTGTCTGGCTGTGGAGATATTATTAGGGAACAACAAAAGCCCCGACATGCTTAATAAAAAACACAACCTATCCCAGACCTGTTGTGGGTTTGGGTCGTGTATCCCTAGGAACGAAAAGTCATATCCGGATATATATTCATCAAATTTAAAAGGTGGAGTTGGTTCTGTTAAAATACAAGCCGTTTCTGTCTTGAAAGAATGTAGCAAACATGTTAAAGTTCTGCCAATGTTTAAATTTTTATAATATAAATTTATCTCTTCCACAAACACCTCATCTGCTAAATTTATCCATCATTGCTTTCATGTCAGCCATTGACATTTCTGGTTCTTTTCTTCTTCGCTTCTTTGCTTTTGGTGCCTGTGGGGCTTGAGTCTTGCTGTAATAACCAGCATCACGCAAAATCGGTATAACAAATTGTCTTATACCGATACTTGATGTCATATAGGCATCATCTGCTCTTAGGCCATTAATGACCCCGACACTGACTGCTAAAGTTGTTGGATATATTAATTCTGATCTGTCGGCTCTTACGTTGTCAATAATTTGCTCCATTAAACCATTTTTTAATATTCCCTGTTCTTCTTCGGATATCATAGATTCTAGAATCTGTAATTTTTTCTGTATGACCATTGCTACCATTTCATCGCTGCCGGCACCATGTCTACTATCACCAGACCAATATAAACACAGTCCAATGTTTGCGCTGCGGGTTACTTTATCAATCTTCTCTTGATCATTGAATTTATTTTCAGCATTAGAAGTCAATTCTTCATAAAACGATTCAAACTCACCATCATGAAGTTTTTTGTATTCTGGTTCCCAACTGTTATAAGAGCCAAAGAATATATCCCTGACTAGGTCTAATAGTTTGTCATCAATCTCAGAATTTTCTTTGAGAAAATTTTTCCACTCATTTAACATTCTCTTCATTTTATCGTTATCCTGTATATAAACTCTTCTGGTATATCACTATATAGTTGTCCGCACACAATTACATCATACACAACATACTGGGCAGGTTCGTTTAAGCCATAATAATCATACTCATATAATATTCTCCCTACTGATGCTATTAATCCTACAGACCCAGTAACAAACCGGAAGAGTTCTGTTCCATGTGAATTAAAATGTAGCAAGTCTCCTTTCTCAAACACATAGTTTCCTCCGGTACGAATTAACCGCTACGGGCCATAGTTCTGATGAAATTTCTAAACAAGCAATGGCAACATCTTGTATTTCTTTCTGTGCCCCTTCATGAATCCTGAGGTCTACAAACTTAAGTAAGTTATTTAAATTTACAGTACCGTAATACTCTGTATACATATTCTGGGGAAGTATCATTCTTGCCTGTTCTCGACATACTCCAGCAGCCATTAAATTGTCAAATAGAATTTTAGACCTCCCTATATGCTTGTGTAGTTCCTCTGCGCAACTTATACCAAATTGTGGATCTGACAAGTCCGGATACAGAATTGGGTTTATTTCGTCCTTATTAGAAGATTGCCTGTTGGACTTATGCTGTGTACGGAATGAAGTTGGGCAATAAAAAGCAAGATCTTTATCTGTGTATCTCCTGCTAATCTCGTTGTAACTCCAAGTCCTATGTCGCATATGTTGAGAGCGCACAAAAAGAGGAACGACAAACTTAAAGGTAGCCACGTTGTGCTCGAACGTACTCGTGTGTCTGTGTTTAACAAGGTAATTAATAAGTTTTTTATCTCGAGCATCTAATTCCTCCTTTTCTACTCCAAATGAAACACGGGCGCTGTTCACAATTGTGAGGTCAGATCCCATATGGTCAACGTATTGAACTTTACCTATGCCGTCTCCGTATAGGTCAATAGTTTTTTGATAAGACATACCTACTCCTTGGATTGATATGCTTTTTCTGCTGAGTATACGCCAGTTTCATCGCCCATTGCAAGACTTGGATCGCCACTATTAAAGAAAGGGATCTGAAATTTCTTTCCGCCTATAGCACTAAACAAGTCTGGTGCGGCTTGAGCAACTTTACCAGAAACAACTACGTCCCTATCATCTACAGCATAATACTCCTGTGGGCCAAATGCAGGTTCATCAGAACCATCTGGTTCGGTTTGATAATAAGTTAGTCTGAAGTAAACGCTCTTTTGTCCTTCACGATAGTTTCTGACTAGTTTTTCTCCACCAATGACAGCGGCTTGACCGTATTTTTTTCCTAAATCAATTAAATCTTGTTTCTTTATATTCAAAACAAAATAACTTGTTTCGTCCCCACCATACTTACCAGCAAGTTCAACATAATCTAAGCCTGCTGAATCCAAAGTGTTTCTAAGATCGGACATTCTTTCCGCATTGCTAGCATCATCTGCTGATTCTCCCCTTGGGTTTTCTGCTGTTAATATGCCTACTCTCTGTAGTTCCGCTCGTGGATTGGGATCTCTTAGCATTCCCAAGACTTGATCTAAAGATAAATCAACTTGTTTTTCAATTAAATAAGGACTCTCAAGCAACACAGACTTTTGTCTGTTCTCAAGTATAACCTGTTTTATCATTTGTTTTAAATTTTCTTTATTCATCCTGTAGTCTCCCGTAAACGTAATTCTCTAACACTAGATAATTAGTTTCTCCCATTGCTTTTACTTCTGAAACCATTCTACTCTCAACAATTATACGATCTCCAATGTCAAGCCCAACTGTACAATCGTTGGAAACTCCCAGCACATCACATATGATATACGGAGATTCTGGTTTCTTATAATCGTCAGGTAATATGATCGCAGATTTTTCTTCTTCTTTTTTTATCGGAAAGATAAGTAGATGTCTGTTTTTTGGTTCAAGATACATTTTCCCTCCATCAATATAACCAATACCTTTTAGCATACTATATTATAGCACACTAAAAGACGTTTGTCAAGTGTTAATTGTGAGAATTTTTCTTTTCTTGTATTTCCAATCTCAACTCTTTCAACTCTTTAATCGCTGTTAAAGCCGCTTTCCTTGCTCTTGGCGCTGCTGCTTTGTACCCATAGGTGCCGGCTTCAACCTTGTCAACATCAGCCATCGCAGTTTTTAATTCTTCAATAATAAGTTCTAAGCGTTCTCTCATTTTTATCTCCTAAAATATCTCACAAGACCCACCAGCACATGCTAGTTCGCCTGATAGATTTGTATCGTCTTGTTCTTCTCTAATTAGATCCAAATTAATAGTTTTTAAGTAAGGTAATAAACTTTCGTACTCCTCTCTTGTACAATCAGTAAAAGGTGCCTGTACGTACGAGTGATCAGAGTGAGGCAATACAGATAATCCATTATAATGTTTTCTGTTAAGCCACATCCATTCTCCAACCGCTTTCCATTCGTTTGGTTTTATTGTTACAGTAGCAGAAACATTATGTGTATTGTGGCCAGTTTGGTGTCCTCCTTTGATCCAAGATGTGCTAATATGCTTTACCCTCTTGAGAAGTTCCAAAGCACTCTCGTGGCGTGTTATGGCCCCTTGTGGCGCTTTCTGAGGCACTTTAATTATCGCTGTATCATGTGGGCGAAATTTATCGTCCTCAACAAGTTCTGGTATGTTTTCTAACAAATAAGAATATATAGCCTCATTTTTTCCTACGCGGATTCTGCGTATATAGTGATCATTATGCCACGCATGGATTCCGCTTGAAGTACCAAGTGTAAGAGAGGTTGTCCCAGCCGGCTTTACACAAGTGGTTCTCGCCGCTGGTTTGATTCCAATTTGCATGGCGATTCTTCGATTTTCTCTCTTCACTATCAATGAAGCGGCAGTTAAATCTAGGCCCAATACACCACCAGAAGCAATGCCTGTCATTGAGACACCTATAAGAGCATCTTTTTCAGTGTTTCTCTGCCATACAGGTCTAAGATAATGAAAATCTGTGTAGGATGCTTGTAAAGTTCCTATGAAGGTTGCTGCTCTAACTCTTTCTTCTAACTCTTCTTGTGTTTTAACGTCGCTGACGTTAACCTCGGTGAGATTACAAAACTGATATGGTCTCAAGCCTATTTCACAACAGGGATTTGTCCCCCAGTCTTTGTCGTTGGAAAAATAGAATCCCGGCTCACCGCTTCCAGATTCACGAACTCTATCCCAGATAGACATAAAAGTGCTCCGGTCAATACGATGCCGCATAAGGACAACAGAATTATTAGCTCTTCCTCTCTGAGGGTTGAGTTCCCACCAGTTTCCAGCCTTTGCTGACAGCATCTCTTCATCGTCAGCCGAAAATAAAGAGATAAGAGCGGCCCGGCGAATACCGCCAGCCAAAACCGCATCCGCAATGTAGCAGATGATATCATGAACTTCAATAGGGGTAAGTTGTTCTCCGTCGTCTTTTTCATCTAAAATTCCTTCTATTTTTACTAAACACTCTTTAAGTGGTTGTGGGCCCGGTGCTTTACCTCCGGAAGTTACTAATCGAGCACCCTTCGGGCGAATGTCACTAAAATCAAAACGAAGGCGGGAGGTGCCCTTGAAGTAGGAAGCAATCAGAGCCTTCACAGAATCTGCCCAACCTTCAATTGAGTCTCCAACAAGAAACCTTCGACTTCGTTTTGATGGTCTTCTTATCTCTGGTAGTTTTTCTATGTGATGTTTTTGTACAGAAAAACCAACACCAGTGCCTCCCAACAGTAGGAACATTATCTCAGAAAAAACGTGATAATTATCTACCGGACAGAAAGCACAATTAAAAATACGATTTGGTGAAACTTCAATCGGTTTCCCACCGAATTGCATGCTTCTCATAGATGGAAGCACTTTCTTATCATACACATAATCATATGCTTTTCTAATCTCCGGCGATAGTGATGGGAATTTTTTAATATGCATGTTCATATTTCTACTCACCAACTCGCGCCAGTTCTCTCTTCTATTTTCGCTCTCTATGTACCGCGCATACTTCATATGTACGGTGATGTCTGATAAAATCTTTTTTTCTAAGTCCATAATTTCCCTCACTTTGCTGATATTTCTTGATATTTTTTCTTTAGCAGTGTCAAAGCATCTGCTGTAGACTGTATAGAGTCTACGTCCTCGTCTCTATTTAGTATTTTGATGGTCACATCAGACCAATCTACAAAAGACTGGAAGACCATACCATCTGGGCCATTTCTATTCTTCGCCACAAAAAGACGACCTTTGTTAGCGGCCTTATCCTGTATAGTGCGAGACAATGAGAATATAAAATCCGCTACGAAACATTTATTAAATGCCTCAGATATGGCTTCCATAGTAATGACCTCTGCGTTTAGGCCACTTCTGTTTGTTTGTGAAGCAGTCCACACAGGTATTTCATAAATTTGTGCCAAACCTCTTAGCCCTTCATAGGTTTCTTCAAGTTCATGTCGTTTTTCAGACGAAGACCTTGATGGTTTTAATAGGTCGGCATAATCTACCAGAACCATATCCGGATATATTCCTCTTTTCTTTAGTTTTTCTATATGATTCTTTATTGTCTGTACTGAGGCTGACTTGGTAGGGTATTCCTTAATGATTAGAGACCCTTCTATATCTTTTATTTTATCGATAATCTCTTCTTTTCTAGTCTTATGATCAGACAAAGGTACACCAGTCAAGCAAGAATCAAATCTCATGCCGACCACCTTGTCTTTTAATTCCAAGGTATAATACACTACTGTTTTTCCAATCTTGAGTGCTTCTGCTGCGAGATGGACAAGAACCATTGACTTTCCAGCGCCAGTAGGAGCAATAACAACACCAAGTTCATTCTTGCCAAGACCCCCTTTACATATTTCATCCATACGGTTCCACCCTGTGGTTGTTGGATCTCTGGAGATGATTTCAAATCTGGACAACGCATCCTTGTGATACTCATGACCATAGTTGTTGTCTGTGCCTAGTTTTAGAGCATCTTGGATAACCTTCTCAATCTCATTAAAGGACGATGTTTTCAATAGTGCTACCGATTTCATCATTGCTCCTTTGAGAACTTGTTTTCTACAGAAATCTATCGCTTTTTCCTTGATATACTCATCACCCACAACCCCATCAGAGGATCTTATTCGAGCGTAAAAATCTCTAACTTGTTTAGTCGTGGTCTTATCATGATGATTCAATTCTGTTCTTAACAGAGAAATCATAATTTCATGATTGGGATGTTGTTGCCATTTGTTTCTATATGAAAGCAGTGTCTCAGTAAATATTTGTAGATATTTTTTTTCGAAAAAATTAATATCTAGAACTTCTGAAATTTGATCACAAAATGGTCTATCTTCCAGCATAAGTTGGCACATATTTTCTTGAAAACTTTTCCCGAAACGCGAAAATGTCTCCTGATTATTATTAATATTCATTTGTCCTCCAGTGTGTTATTAATTATAACATTTTTTTTTGATTTGTCAATTATCTTGATTATCTTTTTATATTTTTCATGTTCGCGATTAGATTATCGAAATTAATGTATGCGCAGTCATCCTCAAATAACATTTTTAAAAAATTTAACTTCGAAAAGTCAGGTTCGAACTGTATTATTGAATTATCTATATATATCCTGTTGATAGGTCTAATATTAGGGCTGTACAATTGCATGATTTTATAATTATTTTTTACCAAATTGGCAGACTTGATAATGTTTTCATGTAATTTAAGCCTTTTTGCTTGCATTGTACAAGTTGTAACAATCTTTTCGCAATCGTGTTCTTCTTCATTAGCCATGAATGGAAACCTTTTAGCAATTGTCTTAAGCCCAACACCAGACACTCCCGGTAAGTTATCGCTTGGGTCTCCAGCAATGGCACGAGCAAGGGCAAAATTGTTAGGGTGTATCTTGAACTCGTCAAGAATAGTTTGTTTTGTAACCAATTTATCTTGGATGGGTCTATAGATAGACGTGTACTTATCGCACAGTTGAAAAAAGTCTTTATCGGAAGAAACAATGATTTTATCCCACCCTCCGTAATAAGGGTGCCGTGCTCCATAAGCGATAACATCATCGGCTTCAACATAATCGATAGTGGTTTGAATGACTGGTAATTCATTTAAGTACTCCATCAGCCTAATAAGTTGATAGGCTTTGTTCTTTGTTTGTTCTTCAGGTGACAACTCAATTAACCTGCGGTTAAACCTTATAGGGCCTCTACCCTCTTTGTATTCCTTGTTAAGAGCCCTCTTTCTTTGAGAGCCCTCATTACCATCCCATGCTATTATCACTTCTTGAGGATTAAATTTCTTAACAACCTTTTGAAGAGATTTTAGAAAACCGATACAACCACCTATTGGGTTTCCATGCTTATCCATTTGGGGGTTCACGATATAACTGCGGATAAACATATTCAGTCCATCGATAAACATAACTTTGCTCATTTTTCCTCCATAATCTTGTAAGAGTGAGTTGACTTAGGGTAATGCCACTCCACCAATTTATTTTTATTCAGTGCTCTAAACTTTGTTGGCATATCTTCTAATAAATATCCAATAAATTCAACACCCTCGTGTTTTATTAAAATCTTTTTCATAATGTCCTCTTTATTATATTAATAATATAACGTATCGCAAATGTTTTGTCAAATAAATAAATAAAAAACCCCACACTCAAAAGAGCATGGGGAGTTATAGGTTCGGTACCAGCGCCTATTCTTTATCAACCTCAAAGTTCTTACCTTCGGTGTCGAACTTCTTAATTATTTCTTCATCCATAATCTCAAAGACTAAGGATTTGAATTTTTGATCTTTTAGTTTATCTAGCCAAGAGGATGATCGGAATTTATGTTCCTTACCTTTTGAGTCGGTAAGGTAGTACCAACCACCTCCTACCCGAAAACGATCAGACTGAGATAATCTCAAGGCCTCTAACCAAGACTCTTCGTCTTGAATTCCAACCTTGCTTCCCCAAAGAATCTTAAAAGCACAAGTACGACCTTCGGTCCCAAAACGAGACTTTTCGATCTTACATTTAACCTCCGATCCAATTCGCAAACCAGTATCATCTGTAACAAACGAGGCTTTTGCTTTGCGTTTTGTAAGCCAAATACGCATCGAAGTAAAATAAACTATTGCCTTACCGCCCGGGGCGATATACGGAGTAGTCATTTGCTCAGCCATATTGTTGGTGATATTAGTTTTTAATTGATTAATCAACAACAATGTACACTGCTGATTAGCCAAAGGGATTGTAAGTTTTGGAAAGGCCTTTGCGAAAATGCGAGGCTTTACCGCCATTGTGGACTGTGGATTATAATCTGATTCGATTTCTTTTTCTGAAGAAGTAGCAGCGATGCTATCCCAGATAAAAGGGAATTGAGTCTCAGGATATTCACCCATAAGATCCTCAATGGTTTCCAGTGTTTTCTCAACTGAGACTGCTTGTACATACAAAAGTTCATCTGTATTAACTCCAGCATCTTTCAAGAACATTGGATCAATAGCACTTTCAGCATCAAAATAGACCACAGTGTGACCCATTCTTTGAGCATTGGCGGCTATCTGAACTGCCATAAATGATTTGCCGGCTGAGGACAAGCCAGCAATCTCGGTGATCTTTCCAACAGGAATTCCACCATACTTTCCTCTACAAGTAATAGAGTCAAGCCATCTTGAACCCGTAGGGATCCAAGTTTTAACCTCCGTAGGATTATCCTGACGGAGATCATGAGCAACGTCAAGTCCGACTTTTTTGTTGACGAACTTTTTCATTGCTGAAATATCAATCTTGCCCGGTTTCTTTGTCATTTTGATTACTTTTCCCACTTTCTTCTCCTTCTGTAACGCGAGTTATAAGTTCTATTTCAAAACTTATCTTTTGTCCGGCAAGGGGGTGATTAAAGTCTACCATTATTTCCTCTTCTTCTATGGCTCTGATTTGTGCTGGGTATTGTTTGTCATCGATTGAAAACATTACGACCGATCCAATATCAGGTATCTCTTGGTCTCCTAAGGCATTTTTTTCTATCACTCTTAGTAGATCAGGATTTACTGGTCCATAGGCTTCCTCAGGCTCAATGGTAACACTCCTAGTTTCACCCGCTCTCATACCAACGATGGTCTTATTGAAAGCCGGCAAAATTGAACCATGTCCAACAATAAATTGTAATGGTTCACCTCTTTGGCGAGAATCTTCAAAAACACTTCCATCTTCTAATGTTCCAACGTAGTGTACTTTGACCATCTCGCCTTCAACTGCTTGCATATTATACATAATCTCTCCTTTTAAAAAGACCACCATTTTTTCACTCGGGCTGGTGGCCGCCACCCATATAGAACAAGGAGGACTATGGCTTATTCATCGTTCATAAATTTTTCAAATTGCTTGTCGACATCCGAGGATCTTTGTGTGTACTTTGAAGTTTCACTAGATCTGTTTTCGGAGGACGTATCGGAAGATAAGAAGTCATCTAAGATTGCTTGCATATCTTCAGTGGTTTTTCTTTCAAAAATACCAGCGATATCAGGTACCGATTCTAAAAGTGAATCGCAATCGCTGACCGCTTCATCACAAAGAACACTCGGACGCCGACGAGGCTTAAGGGTGGTCTTAGGGAAAGACCCCGGGGTCCCGGGAACATCATAATTCAAAACAATATCAGTTCCAGTATCAGGATCCGTTACGTCTCCATAATCAGGGTCGAGGACATAACCCAGTAAGGTTTCGTATGCGGTCTTTCCATAAGCCCAAATCTTTACTCCCTCGGATTCTTTTCCTCGAACAAGAATTGGTGAATAATAACGCTTTCGAACAAAAAGTTTTTTCGCTTCTGATTTGATCGCAGCGTCATCATTTTCGACACCATCTCTCCACAGTTTAGAAGCAAAGTCACAGATTGGACAGTCTTCACCATGATTCTTTTTAGGACATAGTAATCCGGGATTTTTACCTACATTATAATGGAAGTGAAACTCCTTGAACGGATCTCCATCTTGTGTAGGAAGTATACGAATTGTCTGGTCTCCTTGAGACGGTCTCCATTTCGTATTGTTAGTTTGACCTTTGTTGCCAGTTTTAGATGCGTTAAGTTTGGCTCGCATCGCTTCAATATTTATAGCCATAGTAGTTCTCCTAATTGTTAAGTACACGACAGGGTTTTAACCATATCGTTGGTTTGTTTTTTATTGTGAAAATTAACTCACAATTATAATATAACACGTTTTTTAAACCGTGTCAAGTAAAAAGTGAACATTTTTTTACGGAAAATGAACAAAAACCGTAAGGGCTAACCTTTAATTGTCACACTACGGTTGGACATAGAAACGTTACCGATAAGAGTATTGTAATTAAATGTACGGTACTGTCCTTTATCAACATCAAAGACAGTTTCAAAGCCGGGCTGTAATTTTCGAACTCGACTGTGAAGACTAGTGATTGATTTTGGCAAATCAGGCATTTTGATAAAGTTCATTGTACGCTTTTCGCCTCTTTTAGTAGTGAATGTGCCAGTGTATACTGGAAATTGTTGTGTGATGCTCATAAATTCTCCTTTTTGTTGAACATATATAATACAACCTGTTCTGGTTATATTGTCAAGTATTTTTTAATACTTTTTTTAACCCTCGGAAGAGTCTTCAACGACGACTTCAGATGTGTCGTCTTCTTTCTCGCCGCACCCTATAATGGTGAGCAACATTAAACTAAGCATTTCATCTCCTTGCTTTGTATTATATAATAATATAACCCGTTTAGGTTATCTTGTCAAGAAATTTCTTGAATAAAATGTGTATAATGCTTGATGTAGTAATAACTTTCTTGTTCTTCTGTCGACCAGATAGCGAATGAAGATTCTCTACCTAGTTCTTTGTTCTCGCGAACGACACCTTGAACATTTGGTAACACTTGAACGTCATTAACTAATTCATCGTGATTGATATTAATAATATATCTTGTTTCGGTTATGTTGTCAAGTAAATAAAACAACTTTTCATCTTTTTCTTCCATCAATCCCCTTCCTACGGTGCTTATACGACTGTGTCCTTTTGGAGCGTGGATTTTTCCAAACTCTGGTTTTACGTTTTCGCAGTAATTTAGTGTATGAATTGAAGAATAAATAAAATAATTTACTTTTTCATAATAGTTGTATACGGTTCCACTTCCACACAATTCTAATAATATTTTATTATCAATAATCATAAGTTCATGAATCATGCCTGATCTTGCATATTGTTGTAAAATATTAAAGTGAACCTTGTGTCTTTTCTTCTCTGTCTCCGATAAATATTCAAGATCAGGGGCGATATATATAACAGTCATTTTAACGTGCGATATACCCTCTAGAATGCGTAGCGTTGCTCCAGAGACCTTACCACTACCACACACAAACAGAAAGCCTTCAGAGGCAGATTTGATGGCTTTCTTGCGAGGCTTGTATTCTACTGAATCATAATCTTCTACAGTGTCTTTTTTCTTTATACCTTTGTCTTCATCTAATAATTCAACATGGTATTGTTTATGCTGCTTGAACAACTCTGCTATGTTACAACCGGCTGTCCCAAGTCCTACTATTAACATTATATCTCCATTTTTTCTATTTCGTCCGAGAACAAAAAATATTCTTTCCCATCAATCAATACGCCATACACTTCTTTACCAGCAAATTTAGAACTCACGCTTGTGATAACTCCAATTTTATTTGGCTCCATGTTTTCAACAATGGCTTTAATTTTTTCTACCTTTGGAAGAGTAATCACCAGATCTCCTTCTTTTAGGTCCATGTAAAATCCCTCATTTCACCTAAGTTTTTACCTATCTTACATCCGGATGGAAAATTACCAAGTTTTGTATCTTCAAATATTTCTTTTATTTGCGGAATAAGATTACGATCGTCCCTATGAAGGTCGATAATAACACAATCGTGTATAGTAAAGGCCACATAACTTCTCCTATCTCTTAAGAATCTTTCGATTTTGTTGACCCTGTCCAAACAGTTATCGGAGGAACTGGATTGAAGGAGGTAGTTGAGGGCGTGAAATCGATCGCAATTTGTCCTTCTACCAAAGGGGGTTCGTAATATTTCTTTTTGTTCGTCGAAAAATTTTTCGACGAGAGTGTTTTTGCTATAGTATTCAGAATTGATAGTTTTGTTTTCCGAATTGTAGAGCCATGCGAAAAACTTTTGTTTTGCTTCTGCTCTTGTGATATCTTCTTTAAATATGTTTTTGATATTCCATTCATGGATATCCTCCTGTGGTTGTTCTTGTCCCATTAGGGAAATCATTGTTCTTATCTCGGCAGCGTTGAAATCCAACTCAACGAAACAGTCCCATTTGGGTTCGACAATGTCTTTTATTTCTGTTTTTAAATTCATTATGGGAAAACTTCCCATTTTAGTGGTAAGTCTGCCCGTTTTTGACCCGAACAGGTCATAATTCACAATTGGGTGTGAATTCTCTTGAGTCCATTTCCACAAGTTTCTTGCCTTGGCATCGAATTTTGAATACCTGAACAATTTATGCTTGTTTATGTTCACCTCTTGTTTGGCAATGTTGTGGATTGTTACATACGAGTCGTGTAATAAAGAATAGTTATGAGGTCTGTCATAGTTTTCAAATATCCACTCGCAAATCTCATTTTTTGTTTGATAATAGTGTTTGAGTTGTTTTTCCGGCACCATATCAAAAAAGCAAATATCATCAAATCTTAATTTTGCTGTTTTTATTGATTTAAAATGCGACTTTATTCTTTTCTGAGCAACAGTCCAACGATTTACCAAATGCTCTGGGCATATATCATCGATTGATGATCCGCTTGTCCATAAAACGGCATATTCTATATGTCTATCTCGAAGATGATCAGAATATCCCCAAGTTTTATCTAAATTTTTTGGAATCCTATCATAAACAAATCTGTTGTCTGAATAAACTCCGATACAATCTTTCTTATCGTCCATTAATTGAAATATCATTTGTCCTCCTAATAACCTGAACCACCACCTCCGCCAGAAGTTCCTCCAGATGATGCTCCTTCCCCTCTCAAGCGTCTTCCAGATGTATCTGTTGTCTTCCCTCTTAATTTCTGAAGGGAATCGTGATAGCCATGGTCCTTGTTCCAAACCTGATCTCGGAACATATCATTAATATAACCCATGGCAGACATCTTGTCAAGTTTTTTTAGGAAGTATTTTGCTTTTTTATAAATATGATTCAGTTTATTGTCCGTGAAAGGGTTACCTTCTTCCATATTACGAACCTGAACATATGTTAGTAACTCCCACTCTTCAGGGTAAACCCTATACCCTACATCTACCAATTCTAATTCGATAGTTTTAGTATATGGTTTACCGCATTTCATATCTAACATATCAATAATAGGATTCTTATTAACATGTTTATTATAATATATATTAATATTATTAAGTAAATAATACATATCAATAGTATATGTTTTTATAAATCTATTTTCAAAAAATAGTTCTAAATTATTTAATCCTCTGTGAGTCCTATATGGTTCTGTAGCAGGAGACATTATATCAAATAATAAAACATTTGGATTATTTTTCAATATACTAAATCCCATATTCAGTGCGAGATTCTTTAAATACTCATAACAAGGATGATCTATTATTAAATTAACTTTTTCGCTATCTTTGTCATAAGGAATATCAGAATATTTGAATGCTAATCCTGTGTCTAAAATGCTTGAGTTGTAAGATGTATTCCACCTTGTCATTGTAATCGGAATACCTATACCACCGTTACGAATAAAATTGAAAAAGGTGTTGACATAATCTTCATATGATGCTATAATTATGTTTGGGCTCCTATCTAAAAATTCTCTGTTAAATGCTTTTAACATAGTACCGATATATAACTCATATTTTATTCTTGGATTATGATACGAATCTGTTAATAATAATTCCCCAACAGCAGAACCCGCAGCATTTACTAACCCCTTTTGGAGCGCAGCCATGTAATTTAATTTCATAACACTTATAGCATCAGCAACAAAGTCAAAAACTCTACCCTCATTAAAATTCACAATGAATTTTTCGTCTGGAATTACAGAGTTGTTTTCATGATCAATGACCCCATAATGTATTCTTTCATGAAATTGTACATCTTTTATCATTACATCACCAAGGCCATTGAATTCCTTATGTGCTCCATTGGCAAATTTTGTTTTTTGGCTCCAACTCATTGAGGACCCTAATCTATTTGAGCCGAAAAAGGACCTAGACATTAATCTACCCTCTCAAGAAAATCACCGGAGTTTATATCAAGATATTTAAATCCCGGATCCAAAACAGTACCACCGGTGCTTTTTAGATCTGAAGACAAGTCCACTGATCTGCCATCCTTAAAGTTGACTGTGAACCCTGTTATTTGACAATATTGACCGGCACCAGCCCCTGTCATAACTTTCCAATCGACAGTTACTCTATGTACTTCACCACTCCATTTTACCGGAACATAATACTGGCTATCAGTATACCCGAGACTGGATATTTTGGCTTTAACTTCTGCGGCCATTCTCTGGCCAAAAGATCCTGACCCGCCTCCCATCACAGTCCCATCCATTATGATACCTTTAGCCTCACTACGATTTATCGCATCTTGAGCAGATCCCGCGCCAACCGTTACAGCACCACCCTCGGGCACCCGAGTTCCAGCACTTGTTGCGGCAGTGGTGGCGGTGGCGGGGGTGGCAGTGACACGCTCGATCTCGCTCAATTGTATTTCTTCCCCTGCTGTGGCGGCAATAACCTGAACCCTATCTTTTGCTTCATTGTAAATAGTTTCACACTTCTGATGTTTTGTCTGGATCTTACCAGTTGTTGTTGTCCGTCTCAATCTAGGCATGGCATTTGTCCCAATCCATTTGGTTTCTAATATAATGGTGTAGTTTTGTGGGTTTGTTCCCAAGTCATAAGTAACTTTCTTTATTATGTAGTAACCTCCGATCCCCATATTATTTGATAAACTATTAAGAACATGTGGATTCCTATCCGGTAAAGCAAAGTCTGAGATCGTGAGATTGATAATTGTTCCGGGATACAACATGGTTGTGGCACCAGCGGATTTTAATGTAATTTTAGCATCATATACATTCGCCAAAATAGCCAAAGAATTGAAAGAATTGAAATATCTAGCCTCTCTTAATCCCGGAGCGTTTGTCTTTGTGAAAGAAATATCACTAATGAATGACTTACTATCGTTTATACCATATGTTAAGGTTGGTATATACTTGTTGTTGTAAGCAAATTTGCTGGGGGAATATGGTATTACTCTGTTATACAGCCCCATGTGTATCACGCAGTAATGCGAAATAGTTAAGTTTGAGTGCGCATCATTGTGAAAAAGTTTCCCTTGAGCCGGACCATCTCCTGTTCCATCTATCTCGACAAAACATTCATCGTCTGCGAGCCCATTCCCAGACGTATTTTTTTTTAATGGTTTCCATATTTGATATGGATTATTTCGAGTATCAGTGAAGAAAGAAGTCCTCATGACAGGAGGTATTTCATCTTGCATATTATTTCCGTAGCAAGTTTCATACAACAAATCATTTATTAATCTCTCTAAAATAACTCTTATCATATTCATTGAAGAAAAATATGTTACATCTTTATCTATCACATTTTTTTGCCACCAATTTTTAAAATAATACAAATCAATTGGCATACAAGTTGGTTGAAATTTTAATTGTTCATTAGGAAAAAAAGGGTTGGCAACTTCCATATCCGAAAATACAAATGTTAAATCTTCTTGGAAATAATCTTTTGGTGTATCCCGCTGACGTGCGGTTTGTTTATATAGTTTTTTTGTTACTGCTCTGAATAAATCTCCCAAGAAAAAAAAGGCGCCTTCTACATGAGTTGTATTTATGGTTCCGGGAACGATGGAAGGAAACAAACTCCCCACCGCCGTTGCTGAGATGGCAGAAAGATCGGTGGTTTGATCTTCCACCATTATTCTTGAGATAGCTTCCAAGTCGGTCATGATAGGGTCTGTGGAAGAAAACAGTGGTGTCCCACCAGCAGATGTCACCATCGCTGTAGCGTTTATTATTGGATTATTATACATTGACATACCTAATCTACCAGCAACACCTCCGGCTTGAGCATTCTGTTGTGCGATGACCGTGTTTAAATCTCCGGTTTCAACATAAGATTTCAAATCCGCTTCTGGTACTTCATATTTAAATATATCCCCATTATTGAAAAGTTGTTGTATAACGTTGTTCCACCCATCGTGCTTGGCTTGTATAGAGTCTCCTTTTCTGTTCATTTTTACCATTTCTTTTATTACACTAGGTTCGCATTTTTCTTCAAGCGCTTTCTTCAATAATTTCTCATCTTCTATTCGTTGATCTAATTCAGCAGCATCAGCAAGAGCGTCCATCCAAGGCATTGACAATATAGACTCAAAATATCCTCTATAGTGGATTTTTAGTTCTGTAAATCCAGTATCATTATTTCTAGAAATTGAATGATCTATAATTGCTAAATCTATTATAAGATCGTCAATTCTATCTGTTACACTATCCCCATCTACTATAATCTTTATTCTTAAGCGGTTGTAATCTGGACTATATTGATTAACCATCTTACCACCAAGACCGGGCGAGGTTTTTTCAACGCCGTATGGGTGCGTAATTAACTCATACAATTTAACTTTTTCCCAAGTCCCTTTGTCCTCGTTATAATACTCGCCAACTATGGAATTCAAATTATTAAAACTAGTCATTGTAAAAGTTAGGTCCACCTTCACATCTTTTCTAGCAGTGGAAGGGTTCGTTCCGTCAAAAGTAACCTTAATAGCGTCTCGTTTTACATATGTGGTTTTTTTTCTGCCTCCAGCAGCACCACCGGTAGATAATCCGGCATCAGCCTTGAGTGTTTTTAGTTTGTTTAAAGCGGCATCTTCTGCTGCGGTTCTTTTCGATGGTGGAATTCTCTCAGCGTTTTGTAATCTTTGTTCGTCTCTCTCAGTCCACTCGTAAATAACGGAATCAGCCTCAAACTCTTCAGATTCTCCAAAATTTAAGAGAATCTCCTTAGTTTTGTGGGTATTTACGTCAAATGGATCCATGTCTTTCACTAAATAAATTTCATATGATAAACTGTGTTTAAATTTGTTAGTCTTACTTTCGCTTGTGCCGAGTTGGAAAAAATCTTTGAAATCAGGATTCATCTGACAATAATTTATAAAATATTTAGGATGTTTTGACTTTATAGGAATAATGGTGCTGCCATATAGCCAGTTGTTCGCTGGCGGTGGGTTTTTGTAACTTTTTACTTTATATCTCCAAGGTTCAGCGAGTCCTAAAAAAGCAGTGGATACATAACACTGTAGAAACTCATTTAGCGTCTGCTTGTCGATTTCATTAGAATTTGACATCAGGCTCTCCCATTCCGGCCTCTATTAATGATGGGTTACCCGGTATTAAAACTATGTCGCCAATTTTATAATGCGCATCTGTAGGTTTATTGTTGACAAGACCTATGACCCAAAAATACTTTCCTTGACCATAATATTGAACCGCTAATTTATGCAGAGTAGTGCCATAATCCCATACGACCTCTTCCATAATTAATACTCTCATATTTCTGATATCATTAAAATTAATCGACCTTCTTATCTCAATATTCTTAAGGCCTCTATCTTTTAATTTTTGTTCATACAAAGGATCGTCTAATAATCCTTTTCTTTCATTTAAATATTTAGGCATAAATTACTCCGTTAAACAATTATTATTCTTTTTTTATTGTTGTATATTTTCTACTAAAAGGAAAAAGATAATCATCTTTTTCCTTAAGAGTGTTGACTCGATTACCTGAACCGTCAATGGTTAGACCAAAATTTCTCATCAGAGACATGTCTGACTGTACAAAATTTAATGTAATAGTCATAGATTTTGGATACAATTTTCCGCCTTCTTTAAAAAATCCTTCCCCAGTATTTATTTTACAAGTGAATGATATAAAATTTAACTCTAAAGCATTATTGTAGGCTCTCATATACCCTCCTCTGTCATGAGCATTTCCATGGAACCTGTTTGCTCCCCCTTTTTCTATCATTGAAGGGACATACACTTTAGTTATATTGTCGAAAACTCTTGTATCATATTTAGTGTATCCTATTCTGTCCGCGCCGTATTTAGATACAACATCCGGTACAAACGTTGCCTTTTGTCTTTTAGCTAAAAGTCTAGACAATATTTGTATTTTTCCTAGATTCTTTTTTGATGACATTAAATCACCAGCCAACACATTGAAAGATAGACTATATTCAACGGCGGAGTATTTGGAAAAAGTATATCCGCTAGAAAAATCTTTATCTGAATCGGTTTGATCGACTTTTTCGAACTTTACATTTCTCGTGAAATTTTGTAAAAAAATGTCAAAAACAACCCATCTTCTTCTTTGATATTTAGATGATTCATCCTCGTACAACTCGTGTGCCCCGACTGTTGATGCTCTGTTAAGTTTTGTCTTTTCATTTAATATGTTATTAGAAATAAAAATATAACCATTATCCTTTCTTCTTTGGGTAGATCTGCTGTCATTATTTAAATTTTGATAATAGATGGTGTTTGGTTTGTAGTTGCCGTCTTCTCCAAAGGTTGATCTAATTGGGATATTAAAAGGAGTAAAGCCTTGATCATTGTGTCTCAACAAGCCATTATCAGTATAGCCTCTTATGTATTTGTGTCCATGTGGATACATTTCTTCATGTATAACATCTAAATTTAAATTTAATTTAATATTTTTAGGAAACATAAAGTTACCATCAGACATATCAGACTTAAAATACCCAGCACTAACATCTGGTTCGTAATTTATCTCTAAGCAATTTACTATTACGCCATAACTTTTTAAAGTATTAAAATCGTTTATTTTAGGTGTATTTCTGGGATTGTAATATACTCCGGAATTCAGTAAATTTTTAAAAAAAACACTCAGCAACACCTTTGTTTGGTTCAACTCGTCTGTTCCACTAGTTGTAATTGTTCGTGGAGCGATCATCCTTTGTAATTCTGCTATTTTAGCCAAATTGTTTCTAGATTCGTTATATGAATGAGCAGGTATGTTCAATGATAACGAAAATGACACTCTACATTCATTTTCTAGAATTTGCTTGAATGTACTAAATGAGTTAATTGCTATTTGTTCACTGTTTTTTGTGACATTTAGGTCAAAAGAATCCAAAAACGCCTTAAGTGCCACAACTCTTTCGGATATATGACTGCCAATATAAATTATATCGCTTGTTTCATGACTAGAGTCATTACCATACCCTTGTATAGCAGAACCTTTGTATGTAATCCCTGAAGGATTGTAGCCATTGTGTTGTCCGGGCTTTAGTGCCATATCAAGAATCCTCTATAATTCGGGCAACCGCATCTCTAAGAGCGTCACCGTCAATAAATACTTTTACACTATTGTTAATTTTTCCTTGTTCTGGCATTTTTACATCAACTGTAAGTTTTCCGCCAAATGCGCTCGCTAGGACATTGTCTGATGCCATCATTACTTCTGTTTTCGGACCGTCTGACTTCATTGTTAAGAAACCAGACTTACCAGAGATTGCTCCAATCTCTTTTAGACTTGTTTTTGCCGAAGAAAGACCTGCTGCTAATTTGTTGCCATCAAAGTCTGCTAAACTGGCTAGCATTGAGTCACTAGGATCATTGTCACCACCAAAGATGCCGGTTACTGCTGCGTGAAGAGACCTAAAAGTTCCTGTTATTTTGTCAATGACAAGTCCTGCTGGGTTTAATACGCTTACTAAAAACTTGATTCCCTCTGCTATAACACCAAATACTTCATAAAGAGGTGGAGATCCGGGATCGGTTGTTGCGTTGTGTAGACCAATAAGCCAATTTACAAATGCTGACCCGACCAAAACGCTGGCAACTTTAGCAAATGCTCCAAGGAAAGTTACGGCTAACCCAAGTGGGTTGGCTATAGCCATAAACGCCCCCGCCAGAAGAGCAGCGGTGGCGGCGATCTTGACAATTATAGCAGCAAAATCATAAGCCTTAGTAGCAAAAGGGCCTAACCATGCCGCCCCTTTTTCCGACTTCTCCAAGCCCCAGAATATAAGTCCGAAGGCACCTCCTATTAAATTCAACATATCTAAGAAAAGCAGAATTCCCGGTTCAAAAATTGTTAAGGTTTTCTGAAACGCGTTAAGCATCTTTGTCATCACCGGCACCATCTCTTGCGCTGTTTTCAACAATTCTTCTTGGCTTTTTGCTGCTGCTTCCTGTTCTTTAAGGTGTTCGTTATATTGATCTTGGTCCATATTTAGCATCTTCTGGGCCGCAGCGACTGAACTTACGCCCAGCGCTTGTTGTACATACATTTGAGTGTACATATCCATGTCTGCCAAATTCCCACCAAGAGCATATTTGACCTCTTCTCTTAAATAATTTATTCTGTCTTCA